TGGATGGTTTGTGTGATCGACACGCAGCATAAGCTGGGTTGCTAGGATCGAACCGCACACGCCACTCGCAGCAAACCAGAATCTGCAGATCAACTGCATCTGGGTTATACACGAATATTGGGTTGAAACCCTCTTGCTGGACAACGTTCGTCGCAGCCAAAGTGAAATTCCCGTCCGTCTGCTGGTTCAAAGTGGTAAAATTTGAGACCAGGCTCATGTTGTTCGGAACAGCATCAACCTGAACACCACGAAGAGCCAGCTTACCTGCTGAACAAATGCGGGGATTTGAATAGCTGACCAGTTGCTCAGCCAAGGATTCAAAGCTGTCGGTAAGAACTCCCTCCGACATGTTGACCTTGTTCTTGCAACGGCCGACATACACCATACCAGTTGAGGTTTGTAGTGCTTCGGGATTCATAATCTGAATCGAAAACGCGGCAGGAGTAACCGTAGCTGCCTGCCAGGAGGTGGAGTTCATCGAGGTGAAAGTGTATTTGTTGATGCATTTGCGGTGTCTTTTTGAGACGACAACGCAACATTAGGGCCAAGGGCAAACACATTACTCCAAGCACCACCATCCAATCCCGTATGAGCAGTGGGTGCAAAGAGCGCAAACCGACGTTCATTGTCGGAAGACGGGTTCCAAATTTCTGTCGTACGAACAACAGCGTAGGGTGCAACCGCTCGCGGAAGCGGCAGATGTGCTGGATGGAACGCGTCCCAACATGCAGACCCCACACTCCTCTGAACCTGCTTGCGTCTCCTTGCATTTCCTCCTCCTTTGCCCGTACCAATCGGTATTGTCACTGACTTGCCCGCTCCCTGAGTCACGCCTGTCAGCAATACCGTCTCGGTCGGTTTCGCCTGTCGAGATGGTCCCGGTCCTCTGCTTCTTCGGCTGGCAGTCATTGATAACTGTACAAGCCCAAAACATAAACTGTACACACACCTCAACCTTCCAAATCAAAAGTTAGCCAGGATGGTCCGTAGTACCATTTCTG